CGCCCGCGCCGCAGCCGCCGCGCCTTCCGCCGCGCGCCGGGTGCGCTCGGCTTCGTCGCGCTGCGTGGCCATGTCGAGCAGCACCGCCCGCCGGTCGGGCGCCAGGCTGGTGAACGCCTGGGGGTTGTTGAGCATGGCGACCGCCACCGCCGGCTGCGCCGTGATGAGGTTGCGGACCCGGCCTTCGTCGAGGTCGGAGGTGAACCCGCGCAGCGCCCGCTGCGCATCGTCCGCGCCGATGACACCCGAGGCGACGCGCGCTTCGATGGCGGCCCGGGCGTCGCCGATGAACCGCGCCCGCTCCACGTCGTTGCCCGTGGCCGCCGCCGCCTGCCCGAGCTGCTGCAGCTCGTCCCGCATGGTGCCCAGGCTGCGCTCTTGCACGCGCCGCGCCGCCACGCCGATGAGGCCCACCTGCTGGTTGGTGAGCGCATCGCTGGCCGCGTTCATGAAGGCCACGCGCGCCTGCCCGCCGAGCCGCCCCGAGATGGTGTCCCGCCGCTTCTCCGCCGCCGCCGCGAAGCCGGCCACGATGTCCTCACCGAGCTCGCCGCGCTCAGCCCGCACGCGGTCCTCAGCCAGCCCAAGCGAGAAGTCCCGCCGCGCCGACGAAGCCTCTTCGGCCGCCGACGCCGCCGCCGTCTGCTCCCGCACCTCCGAGAGCGTCTGCATCAGCCGCCCCGCCGCGGCCTGAACCGGAGAGCCTTGAGGCAGCCGCCCGAGCTCAAGCGCACCACCGCGCGCCATCGCAGGGCGCGGCGGCTCCAACCGCGCGCGCGCGGCGCCCAAGTCTATGATTGCCATGGCGGCACCGTTCGGGTTACACGCCCGCCATGATGCGCGCGATCCTGCTTCTGCCCGCCCTGGTGCTGGCCGCGTGTGGCGGCCCGACGCTGGCCGACCGGTGCGCTTCCGCCACCGTGAAGCCTGACAGCCCCGAGCATGACGCGTGTGTCGTGCGGCTCGGCCGCCGCGACCGCGACCACTTCTTCAACGCGCTGGCGACCGTCCGGCCGCCGCCGGCCACCACGCACGTCTTCGTGGTGCAGGAGCCCCCCATCTGGTTCCCGCCGCGCCCCGCGCATCGCTGGTAGCGCGCTCACTTCAAGCCGCCGCGCGCGGGGCGAAACCCGCTCATCGTGCTCGCCGCCTTCGCGCCGAGAACACCGAGCCATCGACCCCGCCACCGCGGCCCTGCATGGCCGACGAGCCCGCCGACAGCAGCGAGGTCGCCGCGCCGATGTAGCCCGCCATCTGCGCCTGGCGCCCGCCGGCCCGGAGGATCGCCGCTTGGCTCTGACCCGAGGTGCGGGCCGCGCGCGCGTTGAACCGCTCAAGCTCCGCCGCCTCGATGATGTTCCGGACTTCGAGCTCGCCCTGGCGCATCAGCGTGCGCACTTCGCGTTCCTGCTCTTCGGCCTGGAACACAAGCCCGTCGAGGAAGCTCTCCGTGGTCAGGCCGCTGGCAGCGGCGCGCGCCCGGCTTTCCCCCCGGTCGAAGTTCTGCGCCACCCGGAGGTTGCGCACGTCGAGGGCGTTGGCCTCAGCCGCCTCTTCGGCCGAGCGGTCGAGCACCGTGGCGTTGCGTTCCGCCAGCATGGCGCTGGTGTCGGCCTCACGCTGCGCCAGCCTGGCGTTGGTTTCGGCCGTCTGACGCGCGGCGTTGCCGCCATAGATGCTCGCCCCGGCGCCGACCGCCGCCTGTGCGGCCATCGTGAGAGCCTGCCAGCACATCGCGCCTACTCCGTCGCCTGGATGCGCGGGACGAGCCCGAGCAGCGTGAAGGGGAGCGGTTGATCCTGTTCGGCCACGATGCGGCAGGCGCGCGACCACCGCGCCGGAACGCGCATCACGAGGTCGCCCGTGAAGAGCGGCGGGCTTTGGCCCATCGGCACCGCCGGCAGCCGCGCCTCGACCCGCTCCATCACGTCGGCGCCCGTCTGATCGTCCCGGTAGCCGAACCGACCGCCGACCGTCTGGAACACGCGAATGCCGACTTCTGCGAGGTGCCGGCGCCGCGTCGCCGCCGCCCCGTCCGCAGCCCCCGCCTCGATGTCCAGCGTCTCGAGACGCGAGTGGTAGCCGAACCCCACGCTCACCGTGCTGGCGCTGCGCTGCAGCGCCACTGCGCCACCCGACACCACCACATCAGGATGCGGCGCGCCGTCCGCCAGCACCGCCACCGTCGCGCCCTCGAGATGCGCCAGCCCCGTGATGCTGTTCGCTGGCGCGCCCGCGTAGGTGATGCCGCTGTCGAGGAACAGCGCGGCCCGCTTCGCCGCCTCGCCCTCACTCCAGAACTCGGGCTCCAACCGCTCGACGTAGCGCCGAAGCTGCCCGCCGATGGTGCGCTCCGCGACCACCCACAGCTCACTCGCGGCGACCGAGGGGATGCAGGCGACGCTGCGCACCAGCCCGCCGCCGCCCAGCGCATGCCGGTGCCACGCGATGACCCGTTGGTCCCGCATGTAGGTGCAGCCGATGAGCGTCCCGTCGCCCAGCACGCACCACAGCACCCGCCACGGCTCCGGCTGCCACGCCATATCCACGATGCTCGCGCGCGCGATGTGGTCCGCCAGCACGGTGAGGTCGTTGGACAGGTAGCTGTCCGCCTCGAAGGCATAGGCCACGTCGTTGACCCGCCGCCCGCCGCGCTGCACGAACACCGTGCCCTGCCCAATCTGGACCGCGCGCACGTCGGCGCCGCCCTCAGTCGTCTGCCGCCGCGCCTCAGCGTTGGTGGGCGTGAGCGGCTGCCCGTTGCCGGCCGAGATGACAAACTCCGCGCTCGCCGTGCCGACCAAGAGATCGCGCCCCGAGGACAGCCACCGGATCGCGTTCATCTGGCTGTCGTTGATCGTATAGCGCACCGGATGGTCAGCCGCGACACCGAAGCCCACGAGGAAGTTGGAGAAGTTGTCGGAGTTGCTGCCCCACAACGTCTGTGGCCGCGATCGCGTGCCGCCCAGGAACAGCCGCCCCTGGTGGTAGGTGATGGCGCCCGGCCAGCCATCGGCGCCGTTGTTCCACTCGCCCAGCCGGAAGGCATCGCTCGGCAGGCCCGCGGGCCAATTGACGATGTTGAACGCCTGCACCTGCACCGTGGTCGGGTTGGTCACGGTCAGGATGCGCCCGAAGCCCCACGCGGTGCCGCGCCGGAACGCGATGCCGCGGTCCACATCCGTCGCGGCGAAGACCGCGGCCGTGCTGCTGACCGTGACCGGGCTCACCGTGCCGGTGACGGTGAGCGTGGCGTCTACGCGATCGTCCGGAGGGAACGGCCCGAAGAACGCATCGCCCAGAAGCCGCAGCGTCCAGGCCGTGTGCCCCGTGCGCGCCAGCTCGCGCGGGACGTGGTTCGGGTGGACGAGCTGCAGCGTGTCGACCGACTGCGCCCAGCGCAGCCCCGCGAGGTCCGCCGCCGAGTAGGGCGAGCCAATTTCGTAGGGCACGCCCGGCGTCGCCTCAATCTGCCCGCCATCCTTGTAGAACCGGAAGTAGAACGGCCCGGCCTCGATCACGTAGGCCTGCACGGTCGAGAACTCGAACGGGATCAGCCGCGCGGCGCCGTTGGCGCGCGTCGCCGCCACGAAGCGCAGCCCGGGGCGGCGGGTGGCGCCACCCTGTGCCCGCACGATGAAGTTGCGGCACTCGCGCAGTCCACTGGCGTACTTGTCGAGGTCCGTCCGGGCGTGCAGCAGCGGCGAGAGCTCGCCGCCGCCGAAGCTGTTCAGGGCAGGGACGCCGCGGGGCACGTCAGAACCTCGCCCACAGCAGCGTCTCGGCAGCGAGCGTTTCGTCTTGGGACTGTTCCTGAGCGTCGGCCATGCGCGCCTCACGCACGGTGCGGTTGTAGATGGCCGCCATGTCGGAGCGCATCGAGGACGAGCCCGTGACCACGTAGGCGACGACGAAGGCGAGGTGCGCCGCGATGCTCTCGGCCAGCGGCGCGTCGAGCAGGCCCACATCCTCGACGCGGGCGACGTAGCGGATGCGGAGCGGCGCAGGGGCATCGGCGAGGATGCGCCGCCCTTCGCGCCGCCAGCGCACGTTCAGGGTGAGGTCGCCCTCCGTGTCGAGCACGCGGAGGCAGTCGGCCGGCAGCTCGAACTGCCGTTCGAACCCGAAGGCAGGCAGCTCCACCAGCGCCGGCAGGGCCGCGCGGCGGATGGCGCTGTTCCACGGGTAGGACGCCAGCACGGCGTCGCGCGAGGCGGGGTAGTGCCGGCGCAGCGCGGCGGCGTTCTCGCCCGGACTGTCGGCCGAGGCGATGGCGCCCTGACCCAAGAGGGCCAGGGCGCGGTTCAGGATGTCGATCTCGGCGGCCGGCACGAGCGCGCTACGAGTTGTCCACCCACAGGACGCGGATGAGCAGGCGGCCCGACGCCGGCAGGTTCGCCGCCGCCGTGGTGAGCAGGAACGCCTCGGTCCCGGTGAGGGCGACGCCCGTGGGCGCCGTCAGGTTCGCCTGGACCCACTGATCCGTGGCGGTGAGCGCCGCCGCAGCGCGGTAGCGCCCGGCCGCGCCGGCGACGCCGAGCGCGAGGCTGGCCGCGCCGGTCGAGGCCGAGGTGTTGAGCGCCACGTCGATGACGCGCGCACCCGAGTGCAGGATAATCTCCGGCACGGGGTAGGTGCCGGGCACGTCGGCCGCGTAGGTGAACTCGGCCAGCGCCACCCGAAGCTTGCCGCCGGTGATCGCCACCGGCAGCCGGTCGGCACCGGCGACGAGCGGCGCAGTGGCCGCGTTGATGAAGGGCATGTGCGGAACTCCTTGCTCAGGTCAGCGCGGTGGGGCTGCAACGGATGTCGACGACGCGAACCTCTTCCATGCGCGTCGCGCCGAAGCCGTCCGACATGTAGATGCGCGTGTTGTAGCCCTTGGTCGGGTCCTCGGAGGCGCGGGTGATCTGGCCGCCTTCGAGGGGGGCGAAGAGCATCCCTTGCCGGTGCCAGCACGGGATGCGGCGGTTGGTGCCGTCCGTGGGGATGAGACCGCTCGGCACGCGGATGAACTCGAAGCCCATGAAGGCGTCGACGTGGCCGTGCACGAGCGCCTGCACGCTGTTGAAATCGGCGCTGGTCACCTGCGTGGTGCGGAGGAGCTGGGTCAGCTCGCGCTGCGAGCACGCGATGAAGAGGTCCTTGCCCTCGCTCACCTCAGCGTCCATCAGCAGCTCGCGCGCGCGGCGCAGCTTCTCGATGGTCAGGCTGCTGTCGGTCGCGGTGCCCGTCTCGACGTAGTTGACCGCGATGGTCTGGCTGGCGGGGAAAGCCACGGTGGCCGCGCCCGTCTTGCCGGTGCGCGCCGGCGCGAAGAACGCATTCATGATCACGCGGTCCTTGCGGCGGTTCATGCCCGCGGCGAAGGTTTGCACGTAGGAGGACTGCGGCGAGGTCAGCATGCGCTGCGTGTCCTGCCGGTCGATGATGTCGCTCATCTCCCAGTCCTGGGCCGCCACGGCGCGACGGGCATGCGGCACCTCGGTGAAGGGCGTGTCCGCATGCCGCGAGGTGCGCTCGACGGCCTCGACGACGCCGATCTGGTCGAAAAACCCGAGCTCGCCGCGCAGCGTCTCCTGCCGGCACGCCTGCGGCAGGCGGCTGTCCATCTGCTGCGCAAGCATCTGCACGTTGGCGCTGAACTGGTTCACGAAAGCGGTGGGGATCTGATTGGACATCAGGGCAACCCTTGTGACGGTCGTTTCGACGGTCGGAGGGGTTGCCCGTTGCCGGACCCAGCCTTGGCGGTGACTGACCGCCCATCAGCGGCGCTTTCGCCGTGCCAGCGGACCCGCAAGGGGTTGCCCGCACGAGCATCTGCGACGCGCCATCGGCGCGCCGCAACCGGCAAGACGTTGCGCTACGTCGGGCTGGCCAGACGGAACAGCGCCTCCACCTCTGCGAGGCGCATCTTGTGCTCGGGGTGTCGGGTGTTCTGATACGGACCCTCGCGCCCGCCGTCGCGCATGAGCATGTGGGCCCGCGTGGTGGCACTCTCGGCCGTCATCGGGCCAGAGCCGCCGCCCATGCCGGCGGGCCGGTCCTGCGCCAGGCTCGCGCCGACGCGCGCCGCGAACTGCGCCATGAGCGGGTGGTTGCCGAGCCCCGTGTCCGCGAGGAACGCGCCGAAGTCAACGCCGCCGAATTGCGACACCGCGCGCTTGGCGAGCTCCATGCGCGTGTCGTAGTGCGTGCCCCACTCCTTCCGAAGCGCGGCTTCCGTCTCGGTGGCTTGGGCCGCGAGCTGCTTCTCCATGCCATCTGCGAGGAGGGCCACCATCCCGTGCGCCTGTGCCGGCGTCAGCGCATGCTCGTGCGCCGCGGCCTGAAACACATCCGCGAGGGGCTGGTTCCAGCCGGCCTCCTTCCCCTCCGCCGGCTTGAGCGCATAGCCCTCGGGCTTCTCCGGCACGCCGAGCGCCGCGCGGTAGCGCGCCATCACCTCAGGCGCGTCGCCCTCTTGCGGCACGATCACGCCCTTGCGGCCAATGAGCGCTTCCGCCTCCACGTAGGACTTCGCGAGCGCAGCCGCATCGTTGAACTTCGCCAGCGACGGCGCGTCGCGCAGCTCCGGCGGCAGCGCGGCGCGCCAGTCGCCCGCGTCCGGCGTCAGGGCAGGTGCAGGCGCAGGTGCAGGGGCTGCAGCAGGTGCAGGAGCAGCAGTAGGAGCAGGAGCAGGAGCCGGCGCGGCCTCGGGGGCAACAGTCTCACTCATCGACGTCTCCTTACGACGGGGTATCGATTGCCCGTGACGGGCGGAAGGCCGCCGCCAGCTCTTCCGTCATGCGACCGTGATCCCGAGCGCGTCGGCCGCGAAGGACAGCGTGTCGCCTGTGCCGGCCGTTCGCGGCGAGCTCAGCGGCGCGACCATGACCGCCGCCCCGCCCGTGGGCGCGTCCATGAGCGCCACATGCGTCGCAGCGGCCCACGCCGCCGTCGCCGGCCCGAAGGTCAGAACCGCGTTGTTCGAGGTGCGCCCGCCCGTGCCCGTGCTGGCCGTGGTGGTGCCGGCACCTTGCGTGCCGCTCATCGCCGCCAGCGAGCGCGAGAGCGGTTGCCGCGCGTAGCCGCTGCCCGACAGATCCGTCACCGTGCCGGCCTCAGCGTCCGCCACCGCCGAGAGCAGCGCCACATGCCAGCTCGCCGGCAGGGAGAGCGCCTGCCCACGGAATAGCAGGTCCGCCAGCCCGTTCTCAAACAGGTTCGTCGCGTTGCTCACCGCGCGGGCTCGCCCACCGCATCAGCCGGAGGCAGCACCGCTTCGAGCGCGGCGATGCGCGCCTTCACCCGCGCTTCCGCGTCGGCCAGCCGCGCCTCAGCCTCGACGCGCGCAACGTCTGCCACCCGCGCCGCTTCGTCGAGCGCCGCGACGCGGCCCGCCGCCGCGGCATCGAGCTCGCCCAGGGCTTCGAGGTCAGCCCGCAGCTTCGTCACCCGGGCCTCCATCTCATCCGCGGCGCGCTCCGCCGCCTCAGCCCGGCCGCGCGCGCTCCGCAGCCGGTCGCGCTCGCGCGTCGCCGCCTCAGCGTTCGCCCGCTCAGTCGCGGCGAAGGCTTCGCGCTGCGCCACGAGCATCGCCGCCAACCGCGCCGCTTCCACCTCAGCACGCTCTGCCGCTTCGAGCACGTCATGCAGCGCCAGCACCGCCCGCTGCTGGTTCACCAGGGGTCGCAGGGCGTCCTTCGCTTCAGCCACCGTCATCGTCATGGTCAGACCCTCACCAGCATCGTCACGGTCAGCGCCGTGGTGGCGTCGCCGCCCGTCACCCGCGGCCGGAGCAGCAGCGTGACCTCTTGCACCTGTCGAAGTCCGGCCGTGGAGAACGACAGCGGCGCGCCCTGAGGGTCAGTCAGTCGGAACCATGACGCCCCGTCGTTGCTGCCTTCGATGGCCAGCGCGCCCCCGGCGCCGAACAGGCCCGTGACCTGCACGCTCCGGTCCGCGAACGAGGGCCGCTCGAACGGCTCGCCTTCGCTCCCGCTCGGCAGCGGCGTCCAGACCGCACGCTGCGCGCGGTCGCCCGCGCCGCTCACCCTGATGCCCACCGTCGCCATCGCCCATGTCGCTCCTACAGCTTCGCCGTGCGCCGCTCGGCCACGCGCATGATCATCTCAGTGAGCGCCGTGGTGCCCACGAGCCCGGCCGCCGCCGCGATGCCCGTGGTGACCCGCGGGTCCGCCACATCGAACATCGCCTCGATGCCCGCCGCCGCGCCGATCGCGAGGAACCCGCACACCACCGCGTCCGCCGCGCGGGACAGCGCCGCCGCCACGGTCATCACGCCGCCCGGCATCGGCCGCACGTAGCTCGCCAGCAGCGCCACCAGCACCGCCGCGCCCGCTTCGAGTGCGTAGGCCCACCAAGGCTGCGGTTCGTGCTGCATCACGGCCTCACCAGCGCCAGCCCAAGCCGCCCCGCGACGTAGAGCCACACCGCGCGTTTGCCCTCGTTGAACGCCGTGGCGCAGGGGTCGCCCGGCGCGTGCGAGGTCTCAGCGGCGCCGCACGCCAGCGCCAGGTCTTCGAGCACGCGCAGCGCCGAGGGCGAAGCCGGGTCGAGACACTGCCGATACAGCACGTCGAGCTCATCGTGGGTCATGCGCCGCCCTCTGCCATCTGCTGCATCTCGCGCATCGCCCGCGCGCCATCGGCCATGGGCTTCATCGCCGCAGCCGCCTCCGCCGCCTGCTGCGCTTCCGCCGCCGCGGCGGCCTGCTGCGCGCGCTGTTCGGCCACTTCGCGCGCGTCGCGCAGCATCGCCGCCGGCAGGTCGTAGCCGCGCGCGATGCCGCGCCCCACCTCGTCCGCGTCGAAGTTGTCCAGGATGCCCGGCATCGACTGCGACAGCGGCACCACCGCCTGCATCGCGCGCATCACGTTGGCCGCCGCGCCCGACCGCTGCGCCGTGGTCAGGGGCGACACATACTCGATCTTCACGCGCCCGTCGGCCAGCAGGACTTCCGGCACCTGCGGGAACGCCCCAAGGTCGAGCAGCATGTCGAACACCACGCGCGTCAGCGGGTCCAACAGCTCCGTCTCGATCCGCGACAACTGCGGCCCAAGCAGCCGTAGCTGCTCCTCCCGCCGCTCAAGGATTTCTGTGGCCGTCGCGTTGGCCCGCGGCTGCATCAGCATCAGCGTGTTGTGGAACGCCTCTCGGATGGCGTTCCGCTTCTGCTCCGCCATCGCCTCGTAGACCCGGAGGTCCGCGCCCGTCACCAGCGGCACCACACGCGGCCGCCCGTCCGCATCCACGCCGCCGTAGATGATGCCCCCCGGCACCGCCCGCACCGACCGCAGCGTGCCCTCATCCGCGGTCAGCAGCGTGGGATCCGCCATCTTCTGCCCGGCCACCAGCTTGAGCCGTTCGAGCTGGTTCAGCACCTTGATGTCCGCCAGCGCCTGCATCGCCGGCGACTGCCCGTAGAGCCCGCCCTGTGCCGTGCTCCACCGCGGCACGCAGTAGGGCAGAACGCGGAACCCGCCCTCTTGCACCACATCCTTGCCCTCGCACGAGACGTGCAGCGAGCGGAACGGCATCCACCGCCATCCGTCGCGCCGGGCGTCGGCATCCGGGTTCGGCTCGACGATGTGCAGAAACTCGAACTCGCGCATGGGGTCGCGGTCGAGCGCGCGCAGCACCCGCTCGCCCGCCGCGTCACCCCAGCGCTGATGCGCTTGTCGCGCCGTGAAGCGGAACCGGCGGACCACCGTATCCACCTGGCCCCAGTCGTCCACGTCGATGCAGAACGTCGAGACGGAGTGCGCCCGGAATACCAGCCGCCCTTGCGCCTCCCGCTCACCCACGTAAAGGCACGCCGTGCCGAAGGCTCCCAGGTCCTTGTAGACCTCTTGCACCTGAGCGTAGAACGCCGAGCCGTTGGCCGAGAAGGCATCGCGCATCGACGCGCGGCAGGCTTCGAGCCACGGGTGCACGTCACTGTCGGAGCTGACCTCAGGGTCCGGGTGACGGACGTGAAACCAGTCGGTCGCGCTGTTCGTGACCGCCCCCCACAGACCGGACGAGAGCTGTTCCAGCGCCGTCTGCGGCCCACTGTCGAATTGCCGTTGCCCGCGCCGCTCGCCCTCTTGCCGCCGCACCGTGAAGTCGGCGCGGTCCGGCCACACGAGCTCGGCAATCTCCTGCCATAACGTCTCGATCGTCGCCCGCTGGCTGCGCAGCCTCTCCCACCGCCGGATCGTGTCGAGGGCGCGCGTGTCGCTCATCCGAGCAGCGTCCGCCCCTGTGCCACGGGCCGCGCGATGAGCGCCGCCGAGGTGTCGCCGGCGCCGCCGGTGAGCAGCGTCGCCATACGCCCGCGGTTCAGCCGCGCCACCGCGCGCGCCGCCTCACCCGCATCGCCGGCCGCCTGTGCGATCGCCGGGGCCGCCGGGGCCGCCGGCTGCATCGGGGCCGGTGGAGGAGGGGGCAGCGGCGGCGCAGCGGCGGCAGGCGGCATGCGAACCGCCGGGGGCGTGAGCGCGCGCGAGATGATGCGGAACGGGTTGAAGCACATCAGCTGGCGATCCTCGCCCAGGGGATGAACATCTCGCGCTCCCGGCCGCGCGGCAGCGCATCCCCGATCGGGCAGAACCCGAGCCCCGCGAGGAAGCGGTGCGCGTCCGACCGGCAGGCCATGCTGTGGCACTCCGCGCGCCACATGCCGCGCGCCTCAGCCTGCGGGATCAGCACGCGCCGGGCGTGCCGGAAGCACGCCGTGGCCACCTCGGGCCAGCGCGGCGTGGCGAACATCCACGCGGCCCACACCCCGGGCCACATCGGCGCCAGCCCCACGGCGCACTGGGGCTCGCCGTCCGGTGTCGCCACCGCGGCGCATGCGCCGACTTCCGCCATCAGCGCCGCCTGTTCCGCGTAGTCGCCCGGGCGGTCCGCGCCTGGCCACAGGAACGCCGCACACTCGACCGCATCGGCCGGGCGCATCCGCGCTGCGACGGAGAGCGCGTCGCAGTAGGTCAGAGGGGCAGCCGTCGCGACCATCACGCCGCCCTGACACGCGGCGCGGGCGCGTCGCCAGCGTCGCGACGTAGCGCAACGTCGGCCCGGATCCAGCTCGACACGCTGTTGGGCAGGCCGCGAGACGCCATGTCGCGCATGATCGACTTCCACGGCTCGCCCAAGTCGCGCCGCGCCGCGACCTCCGCCACCAACTCCGCCGTGATCCGGGCCGCGCGGGGCATCACCACACCGCCAGCGGATCGTAGGAGCCCACGCGCGTCGGCGGCGGCGGCTCGAAGGGGTCACGCGCCTCCTGCCCGTTCACCGCGCCCTCCCGGAACGCATCGGCCGCGTGCGAGGCCCAGTCGTGCAGCGGCTTCGCGCTCCACACCTCCCGTTCCTCGATCCACTCCCGCCGGTAGTGCCGCAGCGCGCGCCGGCCCTTCGCCGTGCGCTCCGCATCGAACCAGCACCGCGGCAGCAGCGACTTCACCGCGTTGATCCCGTCCGACACCGGCAGCGCGCGCCCCGCGCGGATCGGCCCCACGCCCAAGGCTTCGAGGACTTCGAGGCGCGACCGCCCCGTGCCGAGCTCCTTGACGCGCACATCGTGCGGGAACCGGTGCACCGAGTAGGCGTAGCCGCGCGCCGCGAGCATCCCCGCGTAGTGCCCGAGCGCTTCGCCGCTGGCCTCGTAGTGGTCGATGACGCGCACCTGCCCGGTGCCGCCCGGGCGCTGCACGAACCAGACGGACGTGGCATCGTCCATGCCAAGGTCCCACCACGTCTCAACCAGCAGGCGCGGATCATGCGGCACGGCGCAGATGCGGCCGTCCGCTTCGGCGGCGTCGAGCAGCCGCGCGTAGTAGGCGCCGCTGTTCGGCGCGGTGAACGAGCACTCGAGCTCTTGCGAGAACTCTTCGGGCGAGAGCCGCTGCCGCAGCCGCGACACCGCCTCATCCGACAGCGCGCCCGTGGCGGTGTAGGGCAGCAGGTAGCGCGACGAGCCGGGCCGGTGACCGGCATCGTCGTAGCGCTGTTGGAGACGCCCGTTGCCCTTGGGGGTGCCCGAGTAGAGCCGCGTTCCGAGGAAGTCGGCCAGCATCGGCTCGACCACCATATCGAGGCCGGCCGCCGTCACGTCGTCGGCTTCGTCCTCGACCAGCTCGTCCGCGTAGCCGCCGCGCCAAGCGTCCGGGTTGTCCATGCCGCCGGCCTGGAACGCGCCGCCGTTCGGGAGCTTCACCATAAACTCACTCCGCAGCACCGCGGCGCCGGGGATCGACTTCGCCGCGCGCTCGAGCCGGTCCCACAGGCCCGTGCGCACCCACTGGACACGTTCTGGCAGAACGTGGACCACGCGCGGCGGGTTCTCGCGGAGGGAGCGCAGCCGAGCCGCATCGGTCCAGCCCGCCGCCAGCAGGTGCGCGCGGTCGGTGATGAGCGCGCGCCGCAGCCCGCGCCAGAGGAGCGCGGTGGACTTCCCCGCGCGCCGATGAACCACGGCCACGATGGTGGAGGCGGCGTCGTCCAGTAGCGGCCGCTGCCACGGCCGCGGCGCGAACGGCAGGGTGACGTGCTGCGTCTCAGTCACCGTGCGCCGCCGCGTGCACCGCCGCGTGGGCCAGGCGCCAGTTGCGCGCCCATCTCTCCGGGTGCGGCTTCCCGGGCCTCCAGACGCGCAGATAGCAGGCCCAGCCCGCCGCCTCGGTCACGGGCAGGGGCGCGGCGTCGGTCCAGAGCAGCAGCCGGGCGAACGCGCAGGCGAGCACATCGTCGCGCTCGAGCGCCGCGTGCACCGCGTCGGGCTTGTCCGGCACGCGGCGCATCAGGCACCAGGACGCGGCGGTCGGGGCGCTCGCCCGGTGCCGCAGCACGCCCGCGACGCCGCCGCCGCGCTCGAACTGCCAGAGGCCCATCGCGTGCGCGACCGGCACCTGCCGCCGGGCGAGGCAGTCGCCCTCTTGGCCGGCGATGGCGAGCAGCATTACG